TGGAAGGCCGGTAGTGATGGGATAGCGAAAGTGCGGATTCCGGAGGATGCAGAGAGAACAAGCGGGATTGGGTCCCGCAAGTGCCGTGCGGAAAAAGTTGAAGTGCTGGAGGTTGAACCAGACGGTGGAACCGGAGATGTGATCCATGGTTGGAGAAATGAGGATTTGGAATATTGCGAAGGAGAGGTTGTAAAAGCCGACGAGTGGGACGGAGATCGCAGAAAAACCTGCACGCACGGGATTCACTTTTTCTTAACGCGCGAGGAGGCGGAGGGATTCAAATGACTGAGGTCACGTGCCACAACTGCGATTACGAGTGGGACTACTCCGGGTCGCTCAAGCTGGCGACTTGTTCTTCGTGTGGTCTGAAGACTCCCGTCCCAGAGGACGACACGGACGATAGCGAGTGACCGGATAAACCCGTCCGTAGCCTCTTTATCGCGTCCGTCCGAACAGTGACGCGATGGGATACACATTTCAATGCGACGGCCCCTGTGGGGAGACCCACAATCGCTTCCCGCCGTTCGCGGGTGAGTTCACCGAGGAGTTCCTGGAAACCCGTGGAGGCGTGTTCGCTGAACTATTCGACCCCGGCCAGAAGGTCACAATCTGTGCCCGATGTATGCAGGAGGTGGTGCTGTGACCGAGACGTGTGCCTGCTGTGGCAAGCCGACGGACCGATGCGAGACTCACCACGTCGATCACCGCCACGGGAACGACCACCCGGACAACCGCTCGCCCCGTGATCGGCGGTGTCACATGGAACACCACGAGAACAGCGAGGCGGTTACGTTCGCGTACAGCCCATGATCGACTGCGATTTCACGGACACCTCATGACAGAAAAGTGTGGTTGCACGAATCGAAACGGCGAGCCGTGTGAACTGGCGGCGGGCTGGGGAACCGACAACGACAGCGGCCCGTGCAAGTTCCACGGCGGGGCGGCGGACAACCGCGGGAAAAAGAACGGGAACTACAAGCACGGCGCGTTCTCCGATCACCTTCGGAGCGACCTCACCGACGAAGAACTGAAAGCGATAGACGACATGGTTGACGCCTACGACGACCCCGAGGAGGCGCGCGACCTGATGGCTGAACAAGCGGCAGAGGCGTGGCTGAAGTACAAACGGTCTGCCGACACGCGGTTTCTCCGGGAGTATCGCCAGCTCGTAGAGACGTTCAACCTCGCCCCGAACGAGCAGACAATCGAACACACCGGCGACGCCACAGGGATCGTGATCAACATGGAGGACGACACGTTCGCAGACGATGAGTAGCGCCGCGCACGCAGACGATGAGGCGAACGCCGCCACGGAAATCACGCCGTACCGTGAGCAACGCCCGTTCCTCGGGTCGGATCGACGGTACTTCGGGTTCGTCTCTGGCGTGGGCGCGGGCAAGACCTTCTCGGGGATCATCCGGACGATCCTGAACATGGAAGAGTGGAACCCCGGCGAGATGGGGGCGATTGTCGCGCCGACGCGCCAGATGATCGTGAACGTCATCATCCCCGAGATGCGCGACCTCGGGCTGTTTGACCCTCCGATCAACTGGGACTACAACAGCGCGTACAGCGACGAGCCGGGGATTCACACGCCGAACGACTCCCGCGCGCTCATCCTCTCGGCGGACAATCAGAAGACCATCGAGCGCCTCCGCGGGCTGAATCTCGCGTGGTGGTGGATTGACGAGGACGCCGTCGTCAACCCGCGCGCCCGCGAAATCCTCATGCAACGCCTCCGTGCTGGGGAGTATCGCAACGGCTACGCGACGACGACGCCGAAGGGCAAGAACCACACCTACGACTTCTTCGTCGGCGACGTGAACGCGACAGAACGCGAGCACGGCGACGCGACGCTGTACGAGGCGGACGACCGCGTGGCCGTTGTCGGTGTGCCGACGGACGCGAACCCGCACACGCCAGACGACTACCACCGCGCAATGGAGACAGACCTGCCGGGCGAAGTCCGTGCTCAAGAGGTAGAAGGGCAGTTCGTGGAGATCTCGAACGGCGTGTTGACGATGGATATGCTGACGATGGAGGATGCCAGCGTACTGGAGGAACTGAAGGGGACAAACTGGCGGTGGCACGTCTCCGCCGACCTCGGCGTCGAGATGAACAAGCGCCGCGCCGAGCAGAACGACACGGACTACTGGGCGCTCGCCGTGGTCGCCGAACACCCGCGCCACCCAGTCGCGTATCTGTGTGAAGTCCGTCGCCGACGTGGACAAGCACCCTCGGAGGCCGCCCAATGGATCAACGACTGCATCGAGTGGGTGCCGACGCGCCGCGTGAAGTACGAGAAGATACAGGCGCAGGCCTGGTTCGAGACGCACCTGCAAGATGAGGGACTGGAGCCGGTGCCACACACCCCGTCCGCGAGCAAGGAGGACCGGATCATCGGCCTGTCGGTCCCGTTCGCCAACGGGCAAGTCAAACTGTTGGACTGGGGCGACGTGCGCGGGAAGGAGATGGACTGGAGCGACTTCCGAACGGAGTGGGCCGGGTTCCCGTCGGGGAAGGTGGACCAGTTGGACGCCGTCGCGCAGGCCTTGTCCGACGTGACGTTTGGCCGACGCGCTGAAGAGGGTGGACTGGATATCTACGGGCGGGATCTCGATGAGTAGCGACGACAATTCCGGCGGCTGGCTCACCGAGGCGGTCTCGACGGGGAGGGATGTGGCAGGAACGATCACGAACGCCCTCGGTGTCCAAGAGGAGCGGCACGTCTGTCCGGACTGCGGGACGGCTTGCGAGAAGACGACGACCCACGACCCGCGGCGCGCGGCGTTTCACAACGGCGAATCGCCCGCATGGACGTGTCCCGACTGCGGGACCGACTACCGGCGCGACCCGGACACCGACCGCTACACGAGCGACCTCTACGGACGGTCCCGTTAGTCACGGTGACGCACGCTCTCACTGCTCCGTTAGGATCGGATAGTCATCCCCTGTCCCGGCTGTTAGTCACTGGTAGTAACGACTAAGTGACCCCCTGACTAATCGTGACGCATGGCACGCAAGCCTGTGACTAACCGTGAGTAATAGCGACAAAGGGACGATCCGAATCGAGCGAGAGACGTTCGAGGAGCATAACGAGCGCCGGAAGGATTTGGGCCTGAAGTGGAAGGAGTACATCGACGGCGAGACCCCGGACGCGGTGATCGGCGAGGACCTCGCCGCGAAGTTGGACGCGATAGAGGACGCCGCGACGACGACGGAGGAGCAAGTGCAGGAACTGAAGCGGGACGTGGAGGAGTTGAAGCGATGAGTGAAGATATGGACGGAGACGCAGAAGACATCCAGTGCTCCAGCTGTGGGGCGGAGCCGCTAACGTTCGACGGCCGGGACTGTGTCGAACGGGTCTCGTGGGAGTGCCCTGAGTGTGGTTGGCATCAGACCACGGTCGTCAATGGCTTCGAAGACCCGCGCGTCACTGGAGGTGCGTCGTCGTGAGCGACGGATCTGACGGAGAAAACACCGAAATCCAGGACGCCGCCGATGCGCTGAACGTGCCGGTGGACACGCTCCGTCCCTGACCGACGAGCCGCGCGTCGCCGCCGCGCAGTGGGTGTCGAAGACCGCGCCAGATGCGACCGCCCGCGACACCGCGATGGCGTGGCTCGAACAGGCGCATCCGGAGGTGGACGCATGACAAACAGAGACGCAAAGTGGACGCCAGGGAAATCACCAGATGTCAAAGCGCACCGCGAGCACACGCGACACGATGAGGGGACCCCAACAGAGCGACCCGCTCCGACAACAGTCCCGCGAGCGAAGACGAAGAACGGTCGCTGTCGCTGTCCTGGCTGTGGGAAGTGGTGGACGGGATTAGCATGGGGGGACGCATGCCCGAAATGCGGGATCGTCCGGATGGCCGAAGGAGGCTGGTGGCCGTTCGAGAACCCGCTGATAGACAACGAGGAGCTGCTGCGAGACGGTCCAGAACAGGGCAGTCTCATTGACGAGAGCGCGCACCCATGAGCGTGATCCGAGTGGTGGAAGCCTTGGCGGTGAGCGGGGACAGCGGGTAACCCCGCGCTTTAGGCGTCTCGCGTAGTACCGTGGCGTATGACCGACGACGCCGATGACGATCCCGGATTCTTTCGCTCGCTTCGTGGACTGGCGCGCGACTGGGTGCAAGAGCGTCGCCGCGCCCTCGCCGCCGAGCCACAGACGAACGTGGACAGCGAGACCGCGGGGACGGGCTACTCGTTCTCCGGACAGCAAACGACCTTCGAAGAGTTGCGCGACATCAAAAGGATGCGCGAGAGCGGCGGGACGGTCGCGCAACTGATGGATCAAAAGGCCCTGCTGAACTTCGGCGAGGGGGCCGAACTCCAAGTCGAGGACGACGAGGAGACCGAGCAGGAGGTGGACGGTGAGCCGATGACGCTCTCGGAGTGGCTCACCGCCGAGGCGTTTCCGAATCTGGACCTGCTCGTGCTCGATCTGGGCGGCGACGCGCTGTGGTACCCGGCGGCGGTCGGAGAGTTCCAAGAGACGCAGACCGGCGGGTTCAAGCGCGTTCTCCCCGCCGAGCCGTGGACGATCAAACCCATCACCGACGAGCGGGGGACGGTCGAAGCGTACCGCCAGCGGACGAAAGCCCCGAGCGGGGGGTATCAGGAACAGACGCTTGCGGAAGACGACTTGTGGCACATCGTCGTGAACAAGTCGTCGGCCCGCGACGAGACGGGGATCTCCGAGGTGCTACGCAACTCCGACGAGATTCAGGCCTATAAGGAGAACGAGGGGGCGATTCGGCAGGCCATCGAGTTGCACGGCTTCCCCCAGCGGCACGTCAAGGTCGGACGCGAGGAGGGCGCGCCCGTGTCCGACGACGACCTCCGGCGCGTGCGGACGATCTTCGACCCGCGGACGACCGATGCGAACACCGCGTATTTCACAGGACGCGATGTAGATGTTGACACGCTCGAAGCGCAGAACTTCGACTACGGCGCGGTTCACGAGATGGATATGCGGAACCTCACGACCGCGCTCGGTCTCCCGCTCGAAGCTGGGAACGTGGGAAGCGATGGACTGGGAAGCGGAAAGCCCGCCGAGCTTCGGTTCGCGCTGTTGAAGTTGGCCATTCAAGCGAATCAGCGGTCGTTCGCTACGCAGTTCGTGGACCGCGTCGTCCGCCCCGTCGTCCGCGACTACAGTCCGTTCGATCACCGCGCCGAGATCTCGATGACGATTGACGACCCGCTGGAGGACGTGGGCGAGACGGCGGACCTCATCAACAAGGTCGGCGGCCTCATGACCAACGCCGAGAAGCGGCGTCGCCTTGACCTGCCCGAGCCGGAGGACGACGACGTGGCCGAGAGCTATCGGACACCCGCCGACATCGAAGCCGCCGAAGCGGGCGAGGAGGGCGCGCCGGACGAACCGCTCGCCGGACTGTTCTCGGACGACGGCGACGACCGCACGCTCGCGGACCCGATGACGAACGGGCACCAATTGGACCCCGAGACGGGGGTCGGCGTGTGTGAGCAGACGGGAGAAAAAATCACCGCCGAGACAATGGGCGACCTCACCGCCGACTGCCCACACTGTGGCGACGCACTCTCGGTGTTGAACGAGGACAAGTCCCTCGCCGACATCCCCGAGAAGTTCACCGACGGGACGGGGCTGTCCGAGGACGACTTCGTGCCGACCGCGGACGTGGAGCGTGTCGTCGAGGACGTACTCGCGTTCATTGACGAGGAGGGCCTTCCGAACCCCGAGAACCAGCGCGAGGGCGCGACACGAGCGAACCAGTTGAAGGATCACGCCGCGAACGACGACCCGCTCGCCGTGGAGTTCTGGCAAGAGATCTCGAACTTCCACGCGCGCCACCGCGCCCAAGGGAATCACGAGTGTGACGAGAGCGACCTCCCCGAGAAGGCCGCCGAGTCGGAGTTCGACGACTGTTACTTCGATCCGGGCTACTTTAGCGACAAGACCTGGGGCGGCGACCCCGGCAAAGAGCAGGCCGACCGGATCGTGGAAGCCATCGAGTCTACCGAGGGCGTGTCACTCTCCAGCGCGGGCGGTGGTACGGGAAATAGGCCCCGGTGTCTCGGTGGCGTCACCGACCGCGACCTCCAACACGCGCCGGAGTGGGACGCCCCGCTGCTGGAGATGTACCGCGGCGTGACGGACCCCGAGAGTGACCCCTCGCGGACGCTCGTGAGCTTCGCCGCGTCGGAGGCACCCGAGTTCGTGCTGGAACGGATTCGTGACGCCGTTGACCAGGGGGCGATGTTCTCGGAGTTCGACGGGATCTCGTCAGACCGGCAGTTCCAGCTCCGCGAGCAGTTCAAGAGCGTGCTCGGGACGGACGACTTCACACTCGACACGATCACGGAGTCTATCATGGACTTCGCGGAGTTGTCGCGGGACGACGCCGAGCGGATCGCTCGCACCGAGTCGTCCGCCGTTCTGAACAAGGCACGCGAGATCGGGTTCGAGGAACGTGAGGAGACCGACGACCTGTTCTACTGGACCGGCGCGGACCCCGGCGACGACCGCCAGACCGAGGCGTGTGAGTGGTTGATCCGCCAGACCAACCCGTTCCACGGCGGTGAGCCTGTCGGACTCAAGGAACTCCGCGAACTCGTGGACGAGGCACCACAACACGACGACTCGATGAACAACGCACTGGCGCGGCCGCAGTCGTGGGTGGTGCATCCAAACGAACGCTCGACATTTGCGAAGGCCCCGCCGAGCTGGCGTGATCTCTGACGCGCCCGTAGCCTCGCCCGCGCGGAAACGGGCCGAAAACGCACGGGGTCACTGGATGCTACCGGCACACACCCGTTCTCGCGCACCGGGGGCGCGCCACCGACGGTTCACGCCCGGACAGTAAAGACGCTGGGGCACCGAGACGTGGGTATGTCCGACCGTGACGACCTGCACGACGAGTTGACCGACATTCGCGGCGTCGGCGACGCGACCGCCGAGCAGATCCTCGATGTACTCAACGCGCACACCGAGGCGACCGCCGACGACGCGTCCGACGAGACCGACCCACTGCTGTCGAAGGCCCTGACCGCGGCGGAACGACGGAACGACCGACAGGCGGCGGTCTTTCTCCGACGCTACGTCGACCGTAATGACTAAGGGGCACTAACCCGTGTGTCTGAGTGGGCACAGTCATCAGCGGGTGTTCTGCACCCGTCTCGGATGGGTAGCTCAGTCTGGCAGAGCGCGGGCATGCAGGACCCATGACCTCCCTGCCCGTACGACGCGGGTTCGAATTCTGTTCCATCCAGTCGCCAGCACCACCCGATATCAACGCTCCTATCCGGGTTAGAGGGAGACCGGGAAAGGGCTGGCACGCGGACCGACCGAGGTGGAGCGTCGTTGCAGTACCGCCAGAAGCTAACTGTGAAAGTCTCGGAGCATTGCATAATGGGCTTTCGATGACAAATGGGATACGGCGGCGTGCGCCCGGTTCGACTCCGGGACGGTCCACTTGTCGTGATGTACGCACCGACGCGGACGGCGCGCCCCGCGTTAGACAGGGCGTGAAGCGGCGACAATGTGCCCCTTTTTGGATGACCAAACACTAACGACGGAGCGCCGCGAACGCGCAGTCATGCCCAAAGCTGTTGAGGACTGCGTCAAGTCGATCATGGACGACAACCCGGACATGAGCGAGTCGCGGGCGTTCGCCATCTGTAACGCGATGCAGAACCGCGGCGATTTGTCGGTCGGAGACGACGCGACCCACGCTGAACTGCTAGAAGCGGCGGCTACCGAAGGCTCGTGTCCGGACGGACAAGTCGATATCGGCGACGAGTGCGTGCCGCTGGAGCGCGTCGAAGCCCCGCCGAACATCCTGTCGGACCCCCAGCACCTCACGCTCAAGTCGCTCGCCACCGAACCCATCGAGCGGCTTGAAGAAGCCGGGGACACCATTCGGTACCGCAATCTGAAACTGCTCTCCCCCGGTGTGTGGGCCGACGCCGGATCACAGACCGAGGCCTATTATCCGCCGGAGGGAATCGCGCAACTGGAAGCTCACTACGACGAATCCGAGCGTGACGGTCCGCCGCTGAACATCATGCACGATCTGGACCCCGAAGAGTGGGACCACCACGAGGCGAGCGTCGCGGGTCACGTCGACCCCGAGACGCTCGACACGGACGACGACGGCAACCTGTTCGGCGATATCGTGCTGGACACGTCCACAGGTGCTGGACAGTTCGCGGACGAAAACCTCCGATCCACGCTGGAGAAGGGTGGCACTGTGGGCTTCGGTGGCCCGAGCGTGGAGATCCCCGCGGAGGGACTCCAGCAGTCCCACGACGAGG